GTGGGTTGCAATGGGAGCAATGGTGTTTTTCAGTATAGCGCTTTACACTCCATTAGTTCCTATTCCTCGTGTTAATGCGTTAGCTGATTTACTTGGGGGGTTTTATATTGCTCAAGCAGGGGTAGTTGCTGCATATATGGGCGTTTCTGCATGGATGGGTAAAAAATGATAAGTTTAATAGGAAGTGTAATCGGGTTTACCACAGGGTTTTTACCTGAAGTATTGAATTTTTTTAAAAGGAAGCAAGAACACGCTCAAAAACTGGAAATGATGCGTTTACAACTAGAAATGGCTGGAAAACGCTCAGAATTACGTTTATTAGAACTAGACAGAGAAGCAGATATAGCCGAAGCACACGGGATTTATGACCATGATCGAAGCCTTGACTCTGGAAAATTTATCAATGCTATTCGGGGTAGTGTTCGTCCTGTTATTACTTATGCCTTCTTTCTAATGTTTTGTGCAACGGAAGCGGTAATTGTGGTTAAAGTGCTAAATTCAGGCGGAAATTGGATGGATGCAGTTACATTGATGTGGTCACAGGAAACCCAAGCGTTATTTGCTGCGGTAATGAGCTTTTGGTTTGGAAATAGGGCTGTAAGTAAATATCTTAAAGTCAAGTAGGTGCAAATGACAAACAATAACGACGATAGCACTAAAATTACTAGGGTAAACGACTCCACTACAGTAGCAATGCCGCTTAGAAATATTATAACTATTATTTTAGTGTCAGGATTAGCTGTTTGGGGGTATTTTAATGTTGCAGAGCGTTTAAACCAGCTTTCAACCACACTAACAATGTTGCAAATAAGCGTAGAGGCCAACAACGAATTTCGTATTCGCTGGCCTAGAGGTGAATTAGGAGCTTTACCTGACGATTCCGAGCAATTTATGCTTATTCAACAGTTAAGACAACAATTTGACCGTTTAGCTGAAAAAATTGAAGAAGGTCGCGCTCCCGCAGATCAACAACAGACCTTACGCTTAGAGTTTTTTGAAGACCGTTTGACCAGAGTAGAAGAGTTAATAGGGCGAAACGGCTATGGCCGCAAGTAATTATGATGTATGCCTAGATAGATTGCTGGAACACGAAGGGGGTTATGTAAATCACCCTGATGACCCTGGTGGAAGAACTAATAAAGGGATTACACAAAGGGTTTACGAAAAATATTTACAACGATCTGTTACGAAACAAGAAATAAAAGACATACCAATAGAGCATGTATCGGATATTTACAGGGAAAACTACTGGAATCAAGTAAGTGCTAATGATTTACCTTCGGGTGTAGATTTTTGTGTGTTTGATTGGGCGGTAAATTCAGGTATTCGTCGTCCATCACGGGCCTTACAAAAGACGGTTGGTGCAAAAATGGACGGTAAAATTGGCCCTAAAACCATAGCTTTAGTGTTTGAATGTGACCCTGAAGCTATAATTGAAGAAATATACACGGTAAGAGAGCTTTTTTACCATAATTTACCGCGATTTGATGTTTTTGGTAATGGTTGGTTACGTCGAAATGAAGAGACACGGGAGTTTTCTTTGCACTTAAATAAAAATAAAAGTCTTTATTCTTAGAAAGTACCGTGTTACATGGAGATATGGATAGTTTTGATATTATTCAATTTGTTCAAAGAACTGTAAACGAGCGCAAAAGTTCGGTACTTAGTGTGCTTGAAAGTAATGGTATAAGTTCAATGGAACAATATAAGGAACTAATGGGTGAATTAAACGCCTTAAATTATATAGCACAGGAACTCTCGGGCCTGCTAGATAAACAGGAGCAATTAGATGACTGAAAAAGAGGTTGATCTTTCTCGAATAAAAGAGGGTCTTAGTGATTTAGAAAAAGCGTATGTTTCTACACAAGACCGCGTACTTGACCCCTCTCTTATAGATAAAACGCTACTAGAACGTATGCCGAGTCCTACAGGATGGAGAATGCTTATCCTTCCCTATCGAGGAAAAGGAAAAACTGTTGGCGGCGTTTATCTTCCCGATAGTGTTGTAGAAGAATCCAATGTTTCTACTGTCGTAGGTTATGTTCTTAAACAAGGAATATTGGCCTATGGAGACAAGGAAAAATTTCCGAATGGTCCTTGGTGCAAGGAAAAAGATTGGGTGATCTTTCCGCGCTATGCAGGAGCTAGATTTCGTATTGAAGGTGGCGAAGTACGTATTTTAAATGACGACGAGGTTTTGGCGACTATCCAAGACCCCGAAGATATTTTATCTTTTTAGGAGAAAACAATGGCTGGTACAAAACATGAAGCTGATAATGGTGAAGTAGAGTTAGATTTTGGTGAAACCGAAGGGGCAGAAGTAGAAATAGATGCTCCTGAAGATAATAAAGAAGAACCTGTAGTAGTTGAAACTGTTGAAAAAGAAGCTGCTCCTGAAGACAATAAAGCGGAACAGGAAGAATACAGCGCTTCTGTTAAAAAACGGATTGACCGTTTAACTAAAAAAATGCGGGAAGCCGAACGCCGTGAGCATGAAGCAATTCGTTATGCTCAAACTGTTCAAGGTGAAATGCAATCAACCAAAAACCGTATGCAAGCCTTAGACCAAGGTTTTGTAAACGAGTATGGGTCGCGCATTGCAGCGGAACAACAGCAGGCAGAACAACAACTTAAAGCTGCAAAAGAAGTTGGTGATACAGATTTAGAAGTAGAAGCACAGAAAAAAATGGCGCAGTTAGCTGTTTCTGCTGATAAATATACACAAGCGCAACAAAACGCAAAACAACAACAAGCTGTAGCTCAACAACGACAACAGCAGGCCGCGCAATATGTGCAGCAACCCGCTCCCGCACCAGAAGCAGCCCCTGATCCTCAAGCCGAGGACTGGGCAGAAAAAAACGAATGGTTTGGTAAAGACCAAGCTATGACTTTTGCGGCTTTTGGTATACATAAAGGTTTAGTCGAAGAAGATGGATTTGACCCTTCGACAAATGAGTATTATAGTGAGTTGGATAGACGGATACAAAAAGAGTTTCCGCACAAGTTTTCTAACGGGAATGGCACTAAACGCCCCGCTCAGAGCGTTGCCGGAGTTTCCCGCACTACATCAGGGCGCAAACAACGGGTTAAACTCACCCCTACCCAAGTATCAATTGCTAAAAAGTTGGGTGTGCCGCTAGAAGAATATGCGAAATACGTGAAGGAGTAGAAAATGTCTGAAAAAGAAACTTTTGAGGGCATCAAACGCTCTCCCCGCGCTAAAGACTCTAGGGAGAGAGAAGAAAGGCGTAAGCCTTGGTCTCCCCCATCGATGCTGGATGCCCCGCCAGCGCCGGAAGGTTACAAACACAGGTGGATTCGTGCTGAAGTGCGCGGTTTTGATGACCGTAAAAACATTTCAGCTAGGTTACGTGAAGGCTACGAGCTTGTCCGTGCGGAAGAATACCCTGATTTTGAAGCCCCGGTCATAGAAACAGGTAAATACGCGGGTATCTTTGGTGTTGGTGGATTATTGCTAGCTCGCATTCCTTTGGAAACAGTAGAAGAGCGGTCAGAATACTTTAAAAAACGTAGTCAAGACCAAATGGAAGCTGTTGACAGGGACTTAGCTCGCGAGAACTCGCATTCATCGATGACGATTGGAAAACCTGATCGTCAATCTCGTGTAACCTTTGGCGGTCCACGGAAGTAGTTTTAACCTACAAAGTGTGTCGCCCTATTTGGAGAAAACCTTATGGCTAACGAATCTTCGGCTTATGGTCTTCGCCCTATAGGACTTGTTGGTGCTGGAGCTAATAGTACAGGTGTAACCTCGTATGAAATAGCTTCTAACAACACCAATGCAATATACCAGTATTCGATTTGTGTTCCTACTGCGGCAGGAACAATAGATCAAGCTGGCGCTACATCGGGCGGTACTACTGCCGCTCTTGGTGTCCTTATGGGCGTTTACTATCAAGACGCAACACAGAAAAAACCCGTCTGGTTAAATTACTGGCCGGGATCAGGCAGCGTTAGCGTTGACACGAATTATCCTGTCACCGCTTTTGTTGCTGACAATCCAAACCAACTGTTTCAGGTGGCAACGGATGCGACAATAACTGATCGTGCAACTGCACTTACTGCTATTTTTGCAAACTCGTCATTAGGAACATCAGCAAGAACTGGTTCAACAGACACTGGCAGATCAAACTCTGGTCTTTCTGTTTCTGCTATTGCTACCACAGCTACTCTTCCGCTACGCATTGTAGGTATAGCAGACGAAGCAGCAAACAGTGATTATACTGCTGCTGGTATCCCAATGATTGTTCGCCTGAACGCACACTTCAACGCCACAGCAAGTAGGTTTGATTCTCAGACCACCTCGCTGACAACTGGCATATAAGGAAGGGGATATAGACTATGGCTATTTCTCGCGCACAACTGGCGAAGGAATTAGAACCCGGACTTAACGCTTTGTTTGGGTTGGAATATGACCGTTATGAAAACGAATCAGCAGAAATTTTTGAAGAAGAGTCCTCAGATCGGGCTTTTGAAGAAGAAGTAATGCTATCAGGATTTGGTTCGGCTCCTGTCAAAAGTGAAGGAAGCGCTATTTCCTTTGACGATGCACAGGAAACATATACGGCACGTTACACAGCAGAAACCATTGCTCTTGCTTTTAGCATCACAGAAGAAGCGATTGAAGACAATCTTTATGATCGTCTAGCCTCTCGTTATACTCGTGCTTTAGCTCGTTCAATGTCTCAGACCAAGCAGATTAAAGCTGCTGCTGTTTTAAACAACGCTTTTAATACCGCAAACCCAATCGGTGACGGTGCTGCGTTGTGTTCTGCTGCACATCCAAGTCTATCTGGTAATCAACGTAACCAATTAGCGGTTGCTTCTGATCTTAATGAAACTTCATTAGAGCAGATGTTGATTGATATTGCTGGAATGACGGATGAACGTGGATTAAAAATTGCGGTACGTGGTATGAAACTCTTAATACCAAAAGAGCTTCAGTTTATTGCGGAACGCTTGATTAATTCCAACTTACGTCCCGGTACAGCAGATAACGATATTAACGCAACTAAATCAATGGGCATGATCCCTGATGGAGCAGTAGTAAACCACTTCTTCACAGATACGGACGCTTGGTGGATTAAAACCGACGTTCCTAATGGATTTAAGCACTTTGAACGTACTCCAATCAGAACCGCTATGGAAGGCGACTTCGACACTGGCAACATGCGCTTTAAAGCGCGTGAACGCTACTCGTTCGGTGTTTCCGACTGGCGTTGTGTATTTGGTAGTGCAGGCGCGTAAATAACGTCTGTTTTTGTTTAGGGAAGCTCGGCCTTGCGCCGAGCTTTCTTTTTGAGTTATATTAAAAACACCCTGACTATTGCACCCCGCAATAGACACTAGCCACGACAGGAGTGACACATGGCTACTACGACTTTCTCTGGTCCTATAAAGGCCGGAAACATTGCAAATACAACAGGCACAACTCTTGGAACCGATGTTAAAAACACGGGCCAAGTAGTAATGGCCCAAACTTTTTCAACAGGAACTTCTCTTGCAAGCGGAGCTTCTGCTGCAAATGATACAACTGTTGTTATTCCAGCTAACTCACAAATCATTGATATAGTTCTTGATAAACCCACTGTAATGGCGGGAGCTACATGCGTTTTCAGTATTGGAGACACAGTTGGTGGCAACGCTACTTTCCTTAACTCCTATTCAGTTACGATTGCTTCTGGAGTGGGACGAGCATACCCAACAACTGAAGCAGGCGGAGCGCTCTCTTGGGCAGATACAGGAACGTCGGATGTCAAACTTACGTGGACTAGCACTGGCGCTACTTCTGCTGGTGAAATTAGAGCCACAATTTTGTATCAGCAAAATAATAATTTGTCATAATCCGACCTAAAGGAGAACTACTATGTCGGGTTCAGATGCTCAAGCTACGTTTATAGAGGCCGCCGCCGCAGACACCGATGGGGTTTGCGTGGCGCAATCTGTAAGCAGCGCTACAGACCTTACAATTAATGGCGCTCTTGCTTCGGGAGGGGCAGTCACTTTTGACCAGCCGCGTAATGTAACGATTTTGTCTGCTGGTAATGATTCAGGAATTACTTTTACAGTTACTGGTACGGATGAAACGGCAAGCGCTGTTACCGAAACTATCACAGGAGCTAATACAGGCACGGCTACAGGCACTACTTATTTTGCTACAATTTCTCAAATTGCTTCTAGTGGAGCAGCAGCGGGAAATGTTTCTGTAGGTTCTGGAACAAGTATTGCCGCCCCTATTTTTAGGGGAAGTATGCGTTTAATAGGTTTATATGTTGTTAATACAGGTACTGCTGGAACAGTTACATTCCGACAAACCTCGGCTACGGGAACGGTTAGGATGCAATTTAACACGGTTGCGTCTGCTAATACGAACGCTTATCCCGATATCCCCGACGAAGGTATTCGGTTTAACGCAGGGGGCTATGTTGTTTATACTCAAACAGTAATGTCTTCAATGACGGCATTTCATGCCTAGAACACCGAAGGTTGGGGCAAAGTAATGGCTACAACCAAACAGGTGCAGAAAACGCCTTCGGGACGTTTGAAATACAGAGGGGTTACTTTTTCTGGTTATAACAAACCAAAAAGAACTCCTAATGAACGTAAAAAAAGCGCGGTTTTGGCTCGAAAAGGAGACAAAGTTAAAATAGTACGGTTTGGCGATCCAAACATGACTATTAAAAAATCACAGCCTGCTAGAAGAAAGAGTTTTAGATCGCGCCACAAATGTAACAGTGCCAATGACAACTTTACTGCTCGTTATTGGTCATGCAAAGCGTGGTGAATATGACAACCGAAAAAGAACGCGAAACCCTTGTTTCGATAAACACAAGAATTAGTGTTATAGAAGAGGTCATAAAACGGTTAGAAACAAATCATCTGGCTCATATTGAAAAAGACATAGCTAGGTTGGATGCTAAAATTTGGGCTTTAATAAGCGGTATGGCAATACAACTAGCTACTTTTGTTGTAGCATTATTAATTTTTATTTTACCAGTGGCGTAATTAAAATGGCTTTTGATTTTTATACCGAAAAAGAACAGAAAGTAATTTTTGAAATAAAAAAATGGTCGGAAGAATCATTAGAAGATTCTAATGATAATTTTAATGGTCTATCAGCTTGCCCAAAAGCCAAAAGCGCTTGGAAAAATGATAAAGTAGGTTTTGTTTTTAAAACGGCTCCAGATTATCAAGATTTGTATACTATCGTTTCTTGTTACCCTTCTAATTTTGATATGGTTATTGTGGTGGATACGTGTTTTAACGAGGATGCTAAAGCGTTTCACAAGTTTATTTCTGGTTTTAATGAGGCTATAGGAACAGGCATGTTTATAAACAAAGATGCGTGGGCCGTAGGATTTCACCCAGACGACGGTAAAAATGCGTTGCTTAAAAAAAGCTTGTTTCCCACCAATACCGAACAAGAATACGCGCTTATTCTTGTTCAACCTTTAAGTTTATTACAAGAAACGTCTGATAAAATAGAGCCTTTAGGTTATTACAAAGGTTATGAAGACGAGTATAATGCAGATGCGGTATTACGATCCCGCAAAGATTTATATAGACGACTAATAGGAGATTAATATGGCGATTAGTCCACATAAAAAAGAAGCTATGGGTAAAGATTGGAAGTCTAATACATACCCTACAGCTAAAGTAAAAACAGGTTCTGGCAAAAGTAAACCAAGGACAAGGGGTGTAAAAGTAGCCCCCTACAACTAAGGTATTTTTATGGCAACTTCAGGTAGCAAAGATTTTGAGTTAAACGTCACTGAGTACGTAGAAGAGGCGTTTGAGCGGTGTGGGATTGTGGCTCGCACAGGCTATGATATTCGCACGGCTAAACGCTCTTTAAATCTAATGCTCGCAGATTGGGCAAACCGGGGCTTAAATCAATGGACTATTAAGCAGACAACAGTGACAATGGTGCAGGGAACTAATTCTTATACCTTAGATGTTGATACTATTGATGTGTTAAACGCTGTTTTACGCAGAGACAGCACTGATTA